CTAAAAGTTATTGCTAGTCCGAGCATTGGAATTATACAGCTTTTAGCAACAAAAGGCTGGTTAAAAAAAGGCGCTGTTTACGAAATTAAAGGCACTGCAAATTTTGACGGAATCGTCGCGCCATTTGGATATAAAGCATCAATATAATGGATAAAAATATTTTACTTGGAAAATTAACGCCATTTAGTAACCAGCGCCGTTTGCTGGTAAATGAGCAGCAAGTAAAAGACATTGTTTCTGCAATGCTTGAAGCACATAAAAAATACGCTAGTGAATACGATAAAATTTCTGATAATTTTTATTCAGATAATGCAATTCAAACTGCAAAGAAAATATTTCAATTTCTTAAAAATAATATCAAATACACGGTAGATAGTGAAGCCAGCCAAAAAATAATGTCACCTAGTGCAATAATTTCTGTAGGTCGCAATGATTGCAAAAATTATGCACTTTTTATTGTTGGAATTTTAGACAGTTTAAGGCGCAAAGGATATTTTAACAATAAAGTTTTTTACCGTTTTGCTAGTTACAGATTATTAGATGAAATTCCACACCATACGTTTGCTGTAGTAATTGATGATCAGGGAAATGAGGTTTTTGTTGATCCTGTATTGTCTAGCTTCAACGAAAGAAAAACATATTTTCATAAAATTGATAAAACGCCAAAAATGAGCTTATACTCCGTTTCGGGAATTTTTACAAAAAAGCCAAAGCCAGCTGCAACAGCTAAAATAGATACTACAGGAATTACAAAAGCACCAGCCAAAAAGATAGTTGTTAAAGTTGCACTCGCACCAGCTAGGGGCGCTTTTCTTTTGTTGGTTGGTTTGAACTTTACAGGTCTTGCAACAAAATTGAAACAGGCATTTGTTAACAACAAAAATAAAGTAAATGATTTTTGGAATAATCTTGGGGGCAATACAAACGAATTGCTTAGAAAAGTTGAACAGGGCGCTCTTAAAAATAGATTGCTCGGTGAAGATGTATTTTTTCCTAGTGAAGGACAAATTGGTGTAGTGGAAGCAGCAACAGCGGTGACGGTAACGGCGGCAACTCCTATTTTGGTAAAAGTTGCGCAATTTCTTGCAAGTTTGGGAATTGATGCTAAAGAACTTGGTGAAAGTGCGAAACAGATCTTAGCTAAACAAGTGCAAAATATTGTAGATAAACAACAGGACAAACAACAAGTACAAGATCAGGATTTTAACAGAAATGTAGAAAGGATTATTGACAGTGCGCAAGTTTCACCAGTGCAAACAAAAATGAACTATTTGCCAATCATTATTGGTGGTGGTGTTATATTGTATTTAGTATCTAGGAAAAAATGAAAAAATATAACAACTATCCTGTAAAAGTTTCTAACAATGCACAGGAAGGGTATATTTTTAATTTAGAAAAAGGTAGCTGCAATAATGAAATAGGCGTTAGAACAGCAATAAAATTGATAAACAGATCTGAAATAGATATAAAATTTATAAAAAAAATAAATTCATATTTAAAAAGAGCAAAGGTTTATGTTGGTGAAATTGACAAGTGCGGATATATAAGTTTTCAATTGTGGGGCGGAAATGAAATGTTGAAATGGACTAATAAAATATTAAAAGAATTAAAATGACCGAAAAACAAAAAGCAGCTAGGGCAAAATTCAAAATGGCTATAGCAGAAACAAAAAAGCTTCGTGCTAAAAATCCAAAATTAACACAAGCACAGGCGTTAAAACAAGCTTTTGCTATTTTGTACAGTAAAGATGATAAAGTAAAAAAAGTAGGTGCAGTAAAAAAAGCAGCACCAAAGAAAATAGGGTATAAAGAAGATCGTACAGCAATTTTAAAAAGAAGCACTGAATATATAAAAAAATATAAGAAAAAAGGTTATTCAAGAAAAGATGCTGTAAAAAATGCAAATTTAGACGCTGCGTTTGCTGTTAATGGAGTTAAAAAAGCGCCATTAAAAAAAGTTACAAGCAGTCATAAAGATACTAAAAGCCATAACGTTAATATAAGGGTTGTTAGTGGAATAGTAAAAGCAAAGCCTAGTGTAATAATTTTGTCAAAAAAGATACAAAAATTAACAGATTTAAATTTACATAATGAATCTGTTCTTGCACTAGCTAAGTTTTTAAAAGAAAAGAAATCAATTGTTTTAATACAAAGCGTTATGAAAATGATGTTTAGTTATGGCTACATGACAAATGAACTAACGCAAATAAAAAGACAAATTTTATCTGAATTGCTTAAAAAGTTTAAAAATATGTATGGTGAAGTAGATTATAAAATAATTTACAATTCATTTTAATATAAACGTCTTGGAATAGGTTCCACAAAAAAACAAAAAACAAAAAAAATGGCAAAAAGAAAAAAGAAGGCAGCCCCAAGCCGCCGCCGTTCAGGCAGAAAAATGGGCGCAATGGGAAAATCTTTCCTTTTGGATGCAGCAGGTCTTGTGGCTGGTGCTGTAGGTGCTAGAATTTTAACAAGTTCACCTAAAATTTTACCTAACCTTGATCCAAAAATTAAGAGTGCTGGTGTAGTTGCTTTGGGTGTATTTTTCCCTAAATTGGTTAAGGGATCAATTGGTAAGTCAATTGGTGACGGTATGATTGCGGCTGGTGGTCTTGGACTATTGCAAGCAACTAATATTCTTGGTCAAATTGAACAAAGCATGGACATGCCAGTTTCAGTTATGGCTGGTGATGATTTAAGCGTACTTGCTGGATATACTCCTGACAACCTTTCTGTAATTGCAGGCATGGATGAAGAATATTCTTTTTAATTTTTAAAAAAATAAATAATGGCAACACAACACGGTCAAAGGCTTGTATTTGATAATGCAAAAGCCCTAGTACAAAACGCTGGTTTTAATGTTAACCAAGCGGTTTTATCTCAATCTTACATAAGAAGTGAAATTGCAATGTCAACAACAACAACTTCATATCATGTACCTGTTTTGATTAACGATACACAAAACGGAAATGCTTTTAACACAGAAAACAGGTTGAATCTTCAGGATGCTGCGGTGATTTCATCAGTTGGTATTTTTGTATCTATTCCTACTAATTCGTCAACAACTGCATTTCCTTTGTATTCATATCCAAACGCTGTTGCATTTTCTACCAGTGGCGCTGCAACTGCTTTGTACAATTTGTACAACGGTTACATGGCTATATCTGTAAATAATCGTACTATCGTGCCGAGCTGGGGGATATACAAACACCTTGCTGTACCACAATTTCAACAAGGAACATCAAGTAGTGCAACCAACGGCGGTATTGATCAATTTGACGGTACTGATCAAGGTTACTATCCTATGGAACCAAATGTAGTTTTAGTAGGTTCTAAAAACAACCAAATTTCATTAAATTTGCCATCTGCTATTGGAACGCTACAAGCTAGCGTTGCACCTAGAATTGTGGTAATTTTCCAAGTTATTTTGGCACAGAACGTTACACCAGTACGCTAGTTTAATTTATACGGAATTGGAACGGGGGCAGCCACGTTAAACATAGAACCCCCTTTTTTTTATTTTAACATAAAAGTCAAACAATGACAAAAGTTCAAAATTTCGAATTTATTGAAGCAGTGGTACCACAAAGCAGCACTGGCACAAAATTCTTTTTTCCTGATCAACCACAACTTAGATATGTATCTTTATTAAATTTAGTTGTATATACTACAGATACATTAACTAATTCTATTTTGTCAGGCAATCCTTTGTTGTCAATTGCAAATTTAAAAAATACTTATTTAGTTCTTTATTACAATGATAAAGAAGCCGTTTCACGTATTCCTGTACTGTCATTAAACCCACAAGGAACCACAACAGCGTCAAGCTCATGGGTGTATAATATTACTCCATTTGCTGGGCAACAAATTGTTTGGTCAAAGTCATACATACAAAGCCCTGTTGCTTATTCATCAATTTCAGGAAGTAATTTCAGTGTTTGTTTTGGTGTTTATTACGCTTAATTAACCACTTTCTTTTCACCTTTAATATTGTATTATGGCAAACAACAACAATGTTTTTTTAACTGGCATTCAAAAAGTTTTAGATTATTACGATCAAAACGCAAAAACTTGTTGGTGGTCAGTAACAAATTCAGAAGGTCAAAATATATTTTTTTATGCTGATAGTGATGAAAATGAATCAAAGCAACATTTAGAAGCTAATTTAAGAGCAGCTGAACAGGCGGGTATTGATGCTACTTTGACTTTAAGAATGCACCCAAAAAAACCAAAAGAAGGTTATTTTGTAAAAAATTCTGAAACAATGCTTGTCACTAAATTTCGTTTAGTAGCTTATGAAACATCGTCATTACAGCCCATTGGAAATGTGCAAATGGGTTATGCTAATAATCATTTGCTAGGAGAATTAAACAGTTTAAAAAGTCAAATTGCAGCTTTGCAAATGAAACTAGACGAAGAAGATGAAGAAGAAGAAGAACCTGAAGAAGGTGGATTGGCTGGATTTTTTAAAAACCCAGCAATGCAAAATATTTTAATACAACAATTAAGCGGTTTATTTATGCCTACAACTAAAGTGACTAATATGGCTGGTGTTTTAGATGGTGCGGAAGCTGATCAGGATGTAAAGATTAATGAAGCTATTGAAGTATTAAAACAATTTGATGCTAATTTAGGTGATGATCTTTTATTGCTTGCTGAAATGTCATTAAATGATAAACAGCAATTTAATTTTCTTTTAAAAATGTTAAGAAAATAAAATGGGAATAGAAGTTAGTAAATTGATTGGCAAAAACTTGGTAACAAAAAAAATGTTACCAGCTTTTAATTTTCCTGAAAAACCTAACAAGGTTTTATTTACAATTCCTGTAAACGGTCGCACTGGTGAAGTGTATAGTTATGTTGAAAAACCCACTGGAATTTGGTTACAATTTAGAAGATCAGGCGGATCTTTTTATTATATTTTATTTAGTCCTAGTAGTTTTGTTGTTTCTTCTGACATTCAAAAAGAAATCAAAATACAGCAAGCACAGGATGAAAAAGAAATAATACAGCAAAAAGGACAATTTGCATATTACTTTGAAAAATATGGAAAATTTGTATTTTTTGGTGTAATTGGTGCTTATGTTTTAACAAGTTATTTAAAAAACAAAAAATGAAAAACAAAG